AAAAAAATGTGAGTAACTATAAAGATACTATGGATTCGACACCTATTGCCGATGTTATGACACAGCCTCAAGAGGCCTCTTTCGATACGCCTATGATGGGTGTAGACCCACGCGCTGTTCAAATGGCTCATCAACAGGTTATGATGCCACCCTCGTCTATACAAAATTCGACGGGGAAGGATTCTTCAGATAAGAAAAAGAAAAATCCATTCGATTTGACCGACGAACAACTTGATGCTCTCATCGTATTAATTGCTACCGGTGTATCCGTAAGCAAGCCAATCCAAGAAAAACTTGCGAGTACCGTTCCCAAATTTTTAAATAACCAGGGAAACAGGAGTTTTGTGGGCTTAGCGTCTACTGGCGCTGTTGCAGCTATCGTATTTTACGTCGCTCGCAAATACTTTTAATACATGTCGAGGATATTTCCACCCGTTATCATGTAAGTCGTCATTAACCCTATAGTCAATGCTATCATTGTCATCAATGTAGGTAACCAAGCGCTTTTGATATCTTTCCCATAATTCTTATACCCTTCCCTTAACTGTTTGGAAAATACCGATATTCCCGGTGTTGTCTTGAACCCTTCTGTTAAGGTAATCAGGAAGAGAACAGCTATAGATAATGACAATATAACACTAACAGGATTTAGACTTACGATAAGACTTGTATTTCCTAAATACCATACAATAAAAGGTATAAATAGTGTTATGTTTGTCAGGTTAACCCAATAGGGTGATTGGAGTCGTGTAAGAAACGCACCGACCATGACCAAGAACCACATCATTAAAGATGAGAAGACTCTAGAAGGTCGTGGTTGCCTGAGATTGAATTGCGTGCCGTCCATATATATCTAACTAATATTATTTATCAATGATCTTCTTCCCACAAAATGATGTCAACTCGTCGATATTCTCGTATATACCTATACTTATAGCTTCATTTTTCAGTTCTTTATAATTTTTCCAAAACTCTGGACTATGTGAGTACTCGTCAACTGTACAATGAGCCAATTCATGAAGAAGTACGTGAAAAACGTGGTTAGGTGTTCCATCAACGCATATTCCTATCTCCCCTCCTTTATTGGAATTATATCCTATACCAGATAAGGTAGACCCCCTGTATGCGAATATTGGGATTTCATCGTATAACATATGAAAAATATCATTTTCTGTCGCCTTTAAATGCTCCCTGAGGATTTTGTATTTTTCTTTCACAATGGCAAGTGTAGAGTCTTCGCGAAAATTCATTATCAAAAATGCATTAATCATCAACAATATCAGCAGTGCGATCATTTCTATATACAAATATAAATTTACTGTATAATTCTGATATGGGATTACCTTTGAGGGATTCCCATTGATTCATTGTAAATCCATGATCTTCTAAATACGTGATCAATAAATCCCTATGTGCGATGGGTTCAGATTTGGGACCCTCTGCATAATATGGAGTATCTGTTAAGTGTACAAATAACTTTTCACCGAATTGCCCATTACTCGTATCTTTCATTTTAAAAAAATTACCCATATTGTCAACGAATGGTGTTTTGAATATTATTTTTTCTGAATCGGGAATAATACCTATGAACACACCACCGGGTTTCATACGCTTTTTAATTTCACGCATGGCTCCATGAAACATTTCTTTAGTTTGGAATATATAATGTAACGCGAAATTGTAACATATGATATCATACTTTCTATTTGGGCAATTAAATATGTCACCGTGATAAAAGTTTACACGCATTTTCATGTTTTTGGCTCTATTTTTTGCTTCATTCAATGCTTCTAAACATGGTTCACACATGCTTATATTTACACCCACCTTGTACCATTTTTGAAGATCCCCACCAAATCCACACCCGACATCGAGTACACTTGCACCTTTTTTAGAAACACTTTCTATCAGTATCCGTTTCTCGTTATTATGTAATCGTCTAAGTTCTTCCATATTATAAGTACGTTGGAAAACTTTAAACATGATTGCGACTTAAGTTATATAGCTTAAAGTTTAAAACCCTGATACTATTACAATGTCTTTGGAGCAGGATTATACCACTGTACCCGGTCAATTATACGCATGTCTGTCTGTTGTTGGACCCGAGGCGCCACAAAAGAATGACAAATTTGGAATTAAAATTCGAGGGGCGTTCAGTACACGCGACGAGGCTGCGAACCATGCCAAACGTCTTCAAAAGGAAGATGGTACGTTTGATATTTATGTTGTAGACATGTACAAATGGCTTCTAATCCCACCCGATCCTAGTAAGATTGAGGATTCTCATTACAACAATGAAAAACTTGAAGAACTCATGTCTGGATACAAGGAAAATCAAGCGATGGCCGCAAAGATGTTTAACGAACGCAAATCTGACATGCAAACTAATAAAGATGGAAACACTAACTATTTCAAGGCTGGTGACGAAAATTCTAAATTTTACAACAAACCAGACGAGGCGCCTATTAGTCACCCCGGTGAAATTATTGAACGCCTGAAACGCGAGAAGCCTGACACGCCTATGGAAGAACTTGTAAAAGAAGCCGATGCTATCGTAGCCACGGAAATTGAGGAAAGGAAGAAACAGCGCGAAGAGGCCATGACTATTTTAGAGGAAGATGAGTCAGCCGATGCGACGAATGAGGAAGAAGGGGAAATTGTAGAAGAAGCTAAATAGATATTTAATTTAAAAAACTCTCATATTATTAAAATATACGTTTTTAATAATACGATGAACGTTGAGTATATGAAGATGTATAGATCTGATATGAATTTCACTGTTACCGATTTAGAACTTTTAAATCATGAAGATAAAATGGCTTCTGAAATAATTAATGAAGGGGTCATTCGTCCAGTAATTACCAGTAGAGCAATAGAAAAACCTGCGATCAATGATCAGTCACCTCGTAGAATGCGGAAAGTGGTACCACGGCGTGAACTTGGTGATAAAAGAGTCCATGTTCACACATTGGAAAGTCGTGGGCGGGCGTGCGCGGCATCAAGTCAAACAGTCGAACCATTTTCACCCATGGCGAAGGATAACTGGTTGCATAGTTTTCCCCATAAAGAATCCTAAAATAAACGCGACAAATATAACAGTATATGCAAATTTGTCCAACGTAGCAAAAAAATCGACTGGTTTATTTGTAAATTGTTCGTGTGGTATCATATAAGGTTGTGGTTGGGGTGGTTGATAGTAAAATTGTTGATCGGTTTGTATATGATCTTGAATATCTTCACTGTCATTTCGATCATTCTTTTCTAAAATTTCGGGATTATATTCAATTGGATTGCCTAATTCAGTTTCCATATACATATTAATTAATCTATCTTTTAAGCTTCGTCTTCATCTTCATTATCAGATCCATCATCATCACTCACTATGAAATCTTTTAAATTTCCATTATCATCCTCATCACTTTCATCGCATTCATCTTCGGTTTCTGTCTCGCATAGATCTTCATCTGTCACGTCGTAATCCGTGTCATGTTCATCGTCGCCGAAATCATCACCAACCATATCCTCTGTGGGCTTCATACGTTGGGGTGCCTTTGATATTCTACCGGAACGCGTTTTCACTGTTATTGTATCTGTCATTATTGTTAGTAATATGTTATTCCCTTTTAAATATATTTAGTGTAATATGTTATTTGATTAAGCGCCTCGATCGTTATAACCTTTCAAACTCTAGTTCTATAACAGTCGACTAATTTTATCTGTCAGGTTATGTTCGCGTAGTTTACACGAACACGTTTGTAAAATTCGTTTTTTGTTTATTTTAAATTGAATATTCACATTTTTACAGTCGTTACACGTTAAATCCGTGTTCAACATTTGAATATTTTTAGTTTTTTTAGTAATGCTGCCGACATGCACTGTAGTATCTTTAATGATGTGACGATTTATAAACGATTGAAGTAAATTACTCAATTCTACGGGATCAACCTTCTTCTCCTCTATACACGGGGTACATATATTCTGAGGTGATGTAAACATCGGCGGTATATACCCATCTGGATACAATTGTTCGAAAATCTTGCTCGGGAGTGTATGTTTTCTACCGTAAAAATCTTTACAAAACCCATATCGTCGCCCTTTCATCGTTTCACACGTACAGAAACACTTTTGTATAATCACGTGTCCATCTATACGGAACCATACATGGTTAGAACCATGATCCCGTTGAAGATTTTCACAATATTTAGATGTCGTCGACACGAGATACGATTGCTTATCGCTAAATATTTTTGTAACTTCTGCACACCCCTGTCCATCCATGTTTTTTTGAATAAAAAGTTCTATGTCTCGAAGGACTACTTCATTTTGTAAAACATTCTTAGTTTCTTTCAAAGTGAACGAACCCTCATCACGAGTAGAGCCTTCAACGATTACAACGTCCGTGCGTTCCGTTCGAAGTGTTGCCATGTGCATGATTTCGACAGTTGGCTCTTTATCAAAAATACGGGAAAGTTTTCCGTTTTCGTGTGTATAGTTGAGTACCGGTCTGTATTCTCCTTGATATTCTCCTTTTACGTATTTATGTGCCCATGGCATTCTAAATCCACTTCCCTTTACGTTACGTTTACCACCGCCGTATACCGCCGTGTCGACGATATCATTCCACGATTTTCCGGGAAAAAGTAATGAAAGTGATGATACAATATGCGAATGTAACGCCATCGCGGAACCGTGGTCAACTATAAAACCCGGCCAATTCATGTGAATTCCGTATTTGATTGTATCACCGTGAGGTTTTGGTTCCGCCACGGAAATAAGAACATCTTTCCCCCCGAAATGGGTCACGCGATCACATATTGTTTGTACGTATTCTTCCAATCGCTCGAAAGGTATATCTTCATCGTCTTTATAATCTAAATCGACGAAAAAGTTATACGTATCCGTTTTTTGTTCAACGACACACACCTTTTCACCTGACTTCACAGCCTTAATGTATGCATCGTAAAATTCGTTCAATCTATCAAATGGCACTGAGAGTTTACCTCCGTCCATGAGCACATGTGATAGATTGGAGCCATTTGAAAACCCTTGTTTTCGACACCATGTTCGAAACATACTTATTTGTATGTAGTGTTATTTTTTTAATACTCTTCTTCGTGCCATATCGACGTTCTACACGATACATCTCTATATTCCTCCTCGCTAGTCGATAATTCCTTTTTTACGACTAACAATTCATATACTGTTTTATTTTTTATTCCTTCAATATAAGTATCCGCTTTATCTTCCCTGTATGATTTGTGATCAATTAGAATATCCTTGATTTGTCTAAGAATAAAGTTCTTAGACTTCATTATTTTATAGAAAATGTTTTTCTATTTAAGGAAGTCACGCATGCATAAAATTCAGGATTTTCGACGACATTATTTATTATTCGTTCCCAACGTCTTCTTGCATTAAATTCTGGTAATGTATCGAAACTCATAAAATCATTTTCATCATAAGTACGTTTCATGTGTATTTTTTTAGTGTGCATTTTATATTTTTCTTCGTTAAACCGTCTAACGAGTTCGATCTGTTCAGATTTTAAGTAATCTACAAAAAAAATAAACACTGTATATTCGAGTTCTAGATTTGGATTTTCTTTAACTATAAATGTATAACTTGTGTATTCTCCACTTTTTAAAGAAACAACACCCCGTGTTTCTTCTTCAAGCTCCCTCAAAGCCGTGCGTATTGGTGAAAATATTTCTCGTCGTCGACAACCTCCGGTGACGAAAATCCATTCCTTAAAACGTTTATCTCTCACTGTAAGAAATCGTGGGGTGTCATCTACAAAGGTGACTGGAATTGCTATAGCTTTATGTTTCTTCATTGCTCATTAGCTTCTACAATCTCCTGATAAGTTTATTCGGAAGATTTCTTCGCAGGAAATACAATCTCTGGTACAGGTCGCGGTTCATTCACCACTTCAGGTTTGGATTCAGCTGATACCTGAGCCATTTCCGGGGCCTGTGCCTGTCTATACATCTCATCCTCATCCTCCTGTTGGACATTATCTAAGAATGTCTTAATTTTCGTAATATCCTCCTTCGAATTTTTAAGTTCGCGATACATGTAAACTGAAGCTGCGATACACACGACCACACCAACTAAAATAGCGGTCTCGCGGTCGAGAGCGAACATGTAAATACATAAAACGTTTTGTTTTTAAGTAGATACAATTACACCCATTTTAGATCTTTCATTTATAGGACACTGATGTCCTTGTTGAGCAAATTGGATTTCTTGATAATGTCCGTCTTTGCATGGGGCATTTTCAACGGGTATGTATTTATTGAGCGTTCCGGATTTAGGATCGTAGGTGATCATAAAAACGAAAAATAGGAGAAACAGTATTCCCCACATATATTATTAGATGGGATTTAATTGGAGTACATAAGACCACCCATGCCATTTTCGATGCGGAGAATGTTATAATTTACGGCGTAAATATCGGTATCAAACGAACCGGCATCTGTTAGGAGACGAGCCGAATCGATACGCGAAAAGTTGAGTGTTCCCGTGGGCT